CAATTGCCACTACTGGTTTCTGCGGATTGCCTCGCAGTCCTTTGTAGCGTGAGAATTGCAGTTGATACTGAGGGTCGGCGGCTGTGATTGGCTCATACACAGGTCGCTCCCAATCGCTCATTTTGAAGATTAAGAGGCGCATGAAATCTTCGGGCAGGAGTGTCCAACCCGAACCTTTGCTACGCCAAAAGATTGCATCGCCGAATGGCTGACCGCCGTCAAGCAGGTGCGTGGGTGCTTCGGTCACCACACGGCGCACTGCTTCGACAATCTTGGAGCGGACAATGTCGTTCAATGATAGGGTGTCAATGTCCTCATCGGCTATCAGTTGTTCGCTCGTTTTGTTCTCATCTATGGCGATACGCACGTCACTCGCTATATGCAGGATTTTGTACACCATATCGCCGGACGATTACACGAAGATGATGTCAACGCCGCGTGCCTTGCCTGCGGCTACTATATCCTCGCGGTTGCGGAGTTTGGAACGTACAAATCCGAAAGTCTGCTCAAGGTAGTCCTTTGCGTCATCGTTGCAGGAGAACTCTACCTGCGTTGTCACAGGAACAGCCTCGGCGTTGTCCTCAGTCTCGGCTTCATTGTCGGCCTGCGCCTCGGTGGCGTTCTCGTCCTCTTTAACTGGAGCGTCCACGCTCTCGGTAGAGATTGGAGCAGGGGCCGGAATGGGAAGCGCAACTTTTGGAACGTTGCACTCGATTTCTACAACACCATTAAGTTTTACACGTCTAACGACTTTTATTTTGCCGTTATGAAACTCAGGACTATTCTCAATAGCAAACTGAATAACGGGGTTCTCAGTAGTGAATGTGGCAGGTGTTACACCTTGTGTTGTTATGCTGCCTCCTGTGAATGCAACTTTAACAGTGGCTTTACCCATACGCAGACGTGCGTGCCACTCTATGAGATTGTAAACGCCGTAGGTTGTTTTAGTCTTTTTCGTATTCATAATTGAGAGTTATTAGAAAGAGGGAAGTGGATGTGCGGGCTGCACTCCGCTTCCCTCCGTTTTAGGAATTTCGGTTGTGTAGTATTTTAGTTAGCTAAAATTTCACCCGTGTACTCTTTCCACGACTTTGAAGTGCTGTCATATTGCCACATTGTGCCACTGACAGCCTTGGCATTAATTCCGGGACAATCGCTGACGAGTACATAGACCTTACCCTCAATCGGGCTTTCAGGAGCCTCCTCACTGCCCCAAAGGGCGTAAGTCGTTGCGCCTTCTGCCGAGCACTCGCCCTCGCCGTCAATCCAGATATGGCAAGAGCCTTTGAGAGCAAGAGCATCCCATACGATTGTATGCTCACGGCTTGCCTCATGTCCGTCCACTCGTTCACTGTCTTTGTGTTCAGAAGAGTAAACGTAATGAACAAGGCGATCATAAGCGATGACAGCTGCGCTATTACTCCAGCCGAGGTAGTCAAGAGTCGGCTCGCGTTTGAACTCGAACTCGCCGAATACGGTATGAATGGCTGTTACCTGCCAACCGAGTTTGTTAGTCTTTACCGAAATCTGTACTTCGGGGTGTTTTGAAAAGTCGATGCACTGAACGCTCTCAAGGAAGTTTTTACCACAGAGCATCACCACAGACTTTGGCACATCTTCTCCGGTAAAAATCATCTTGGCAACGCTGATGAACTCCTCAAACGTCCACTTGCCTTTGTGGTCAAGGTGACGTTTAATCTGCCAGCGGACCCCCTCGGTTGTATAGACTGTCTGCTGGCCAAGCTCGGTATCAACCGTGAACTTGCTTGCGCGACTGGCCCATAGGGTGCGGTTACCCTTTGTTTTGAAGTTGCGAATCTGAGCCTCTGCGATGAGAGCCTTACTGAACGGAATACGTTTGGCAACACTCTCAAAGTAGTCCGATGTGATGCTGTTCATTCCACGCTTCTGAGCATAAATAAGCGATGGAGAAGGCACAACGAAATCGGGAAGAACTTCTTTCTGAGTCTCGAACATAGCATTAGCGAGAATAACAAGCGTTGTACCTGCCGGAATTTCGGGAACAAGACAAGAATCATCGGTTGCTTCGTTCTTGGGACCGTTGACGGCGATAGCGATAGGATTACCTGAAACCTTGTCGCGGTCGGTTATGAAAAGCATGAGGTCTTTGCCCGGAGTCTTGGTTTTGCCGTCCGAAGCATAACCGTCAACTCCTTTGACGAGAATTGTGCCATAAGGCTGAAGTAACTTCTTGTCTGCATTGTCAAGAGGGAGAACAGCAACATTTCCTGTTCCATCACCAACGGTTGCGTTGGTAACTACGTTCGGACGCGCTTGGTCAATTGCGAAATGTTGAATTTCGGGTGAATTGACCGGAACTTTCTTAGCATTGAGCATAAGCTGCATGAGAGGCGTATCATCGCTTTCAAACTTGAAAAGTTCTTTGTCAATGTCAACTTCTATAAAATTGCCTGCTCCGACACCGCCAGTAGCGGTCGCGGCCGCGCTGACGGTCGTTGCCTCGCCTGCAACCTGCGTAGGTAAGCCGGCGTGACCGGGGGAAGTGGTGGCAGGCGTTCCGCCTGTTACCACAGCATTCTGAGTGCTGATTTCTTCTGCCATGTCTTTTGAAATTAAATGATTATTTATTTGATGTGGATATTATGTTACCTGCTTTTAGCCCGCCAGTAGCATTGGATACTGCACTGACAGTTGTCACCATACCCATGCACTGGCTTTCAAGTCCGACACTACCTTTTGATGGTTTTTCGGGCTTAGTTTTCACTACTCGTACTCGTTGATGCATTTTACTGAGCCTCTGCTGCGAGGTCGAATATTGATTGATTCTTTTGAGGTGAACTTGAATGCCCTTGTCCGTTCTTGCCTCCGAGGGGTGCTGTGCCATCGCCTTTATTGCTCTTTCGCAGTTTCTCGGTTATCTTGGCGTTGCGTCCTGCCACTTCGCCCTCTTCCCCGGCGGCCGCCACATCTGCGTCATAGTTGAGTGCCTTGCAGGCCATGTTGAGAGTTTCGGTACTGAATTTGCCCATAACACCGTCACGGACTACGCCGAGCAGAAAATCTACAACTTGGTCAATCTGCTCATCGCTCATGCCTCGCTCGGCCTGGAACTGACGGAGAGTATCAAGCGTATTGTCCATGTTCTTCTCATACTCTTCATCAAGTTTCTTAGAGTTGGCTATGCGCTCAACATACTCCTTGTTTGCTTCGGCTATCCTATCCTGCATTTCGGGGTCGTCAAGAACGTCCTTGATTTCTACGCCGAAGTTGCGGACAAGACCGAGGACGGGGTCGTTGCCGTTGTGCATATCGGTTAGGAACTGCGCACTGCGAGGGTCGGCCGCAAACATATCTGACAGCGATTTCTCCCTGCCTCTTAATCCCTCCAGTTCTGCCTCGTAAGTATCGTAATCATCGGAAATCTGTCCATAGATTTCCTCATCGTCCTCGAATTTCTTGTCGGGGTATTTACTACGCAGGCGGTCAAGATGTTGGTCGCGTCTGCTCTTAACTTCGTTATTATCAGCCATTACTTTGAAAATCTTATGGTTGTGTCAATCTTATGCGCAAAAGTAAGGTTATAAATTCGTGGGCGACTTTTAAGTTTTGTGACGTGAATTGGGTAACTTTGCAAGTACCTTTCAATCAATATCGCAATGGAATAGATGGCAAAACATTTCGGCTCAATAATGGATTTTACACGAGAGCGCAACGATGACCTTATGCGTGCGTATCGTGAGCAGCTTGCATTGGCTAACTACATTATCATGCCCGAAATTTTTGAAAAAGTGGCTGAATCTCCGGCCAAACGCTTTTGGGTTTCCGAAGAACGTGCCGCCGTTGAGGTATCGCGTATGTTGGTTGGAAAGCCATTCTCACGTATGCGCCCGAATAAACGTGAGATGTTTGAAGAGATATTTCGCAGATATATTGCTCTACGCGACTTACACCCGGATAAATCACTTTTTGTTTTGGTGTCTGATATTGTTCGTCAGCCTGCACCGAAATTTTATCTCACACCTCGTACTGTTGGAGAATTTATATATCGTATTAAGAATGGTTGGTATGACAAGCAGTTTGACCGATATAGAAAAGATATTGACGGAGAACGACCGCAGGAATGAGGTGATGTATGCGCCGTTCAACCCGATAACTGGGGAAGGGTCTATTGGAGAGAGGGTGCAGGTATATATCTCCGATTTCGCTATACCTGTTCAGTGGTTGCCTGCCGAGATGATGGCAATCCCTTTTGTCGGCAAACTTATCAAGGCCGGATCTATTGATAAATTCCTTTCCGATGTCATGCACGTTGAGCCTAACGACATCGACCATGACAAGGTTGCAGAAAAATTTATCCGCTTACGCTATCGTCATGACTTTCCGTTTTGGGCAGCTACACTTGTGTGGATACACAACAAGGACGCAGGCGCGGACGTGCTTTTTCGCCTGCGCTATCCTCAACGCATACTGGTATCACGCTTTGAAGAGAAGCGAAAGGCGGGTCTGCCGATACGTCTTATCCTGCTGAAAGCACGTCAGTGGGGCGGCTCCACTACGACCCAGTTGTATATGGCTTGGTTGCAGTTCTTTCACAAACGTGGTCTCAATTCACTTATCATCGCCCATCAAGGCACGGCTTCCGATGAAATCAAGGATATGTTCGACACGATGATTAAGGAATATCCTATTGAATTGCTCTATGACATGGGAGAAACCTACAATGAGAATGAGCCTAAAATGGTCGGGGTCGGTAAATCCGGCTCCACATCGCGCGTGCCTCAGCGCAACTGCAAGATTAAAATTGGTACAGCAGAGCGTCCTGATGGTTGTCGTGGCGGTGCGTACTCTCTTGTACACCTCTCCGAAGTCGGTATATGGAAAAAGACTGACGGCAAGTCGCCCGAAGATATTGTGCGTTCTGCATGTTCGGGTATTCTCCTGCGTCCGCTTACCATGATTGTAATGGAATCAACGGCAAACGGAACCGGTAATTTCTTCCACACTGAATATTCTGCGGCCGCTGACCCCGATATACCCTCGCAGTTTGAAGCGTTGTTTATTTCATGGTTTCAGATTGAGCAGTATTCTCTGCCTTTTGACAGCGGCGAGGCTCTGCGTGACTTTGCCCGGTGGCTCTACGAAAATCGGGAGAACGACAATGTACTATCCACACGCGAGGAATGCGGTAAGTATCTTTGGTGGCTGTGGGAGAAAGGTGCATCACTGGAAGCAATCAACTGGTACATCAAGGAGCGTAGCGGTAAGAACGACCACGGCGTTATGGCTTCCGAGTTTCCCTCTGATGATGTTGAGGCGTTTGTTCATTCCGGCACAATGGTGTTTGACAAATACCACGTTGAAGAATTTGACAAGGCGTGCCGTCCGCCTCGTTTTATCGGTGATGTGTATGCCGATGGAGACGAGGGAGAATCGGCTCTTGAAAATCTGCGTTTCCATGAGGACAGGCAAGGGCAGTTGTGGATATGGGCGAAACCCGAAGAAGATGATGATGTTGAGA